CACCTGGAAGATGTGATCGAGCATTGCTACAAGAAGCTGCGCGACGAGGCCAACCAAAGCCAGATGGTGGCCTCGGGCTGGATCGCCATTCCCGAAGCGATATCGCTGGATGAGGCGCACGCCGCGCGGATCTTCGAAGCGGTCGGCGCCTGGCGCCAGTTGAAGGTCGATTCATGCGCCGCGTAGCCCGCACCCAGCAACGCAAACGACAAACCTGGCTCGCACTGCCGGCCAGCGGAATAGAAGAGGTAGGCCATGGCTGCCGCGCAGAAAGAACGATCGGCAAAGACTGCGGCGAGGCGAAAGACTCGCGGCGAGGAAGAATTGCGACTCCACACCATGGCCGGCACCCGCCAGGCCTTGGCTGACCTGATGGCCTGGCACGGCATCGAGGAACATGGCGAGGCCATGACCTTGATGATTCACCACCTGCACGGCCTGGGCCCGGCGGGATCGGCTCAGTTTCTCGCACCGCCGCGACACGAATACGTGATACCCGAAAACGTGTCGGCAAAACTGCAGCTCGCCTACAACCGCGAATCGATACGCATCTGTCATGACGAATAACCAAAAAAGCCGATCCCCGCGCCGGGCTTGGCTCCATCCTGAGGAATACCCATGAAGCCCGAAATGATCACCCTGAAGCACGGCGAAACGTCTATCGAAATGCCAGCCTCTGTCCTGGCGAAACTGGCCTTGGCCAGCGTGTTTGCCCAGGTCCTGCCGCCAGCGGCGAATGTTCAGCCGGTAGCGCACTCCGCCACCCCTGAAATCGGCCAGCCTTGGCCTGGACAGGGCGGTATCAATGGCGGATTCGTTCAAGCTCGCGGTGACGTCCCAGCGCATTACCTGATCTTCGCCGCAAAAGATGTTGGCAGCCTTGAATGGGGTGGCTGTGGAGTTGAGGTAACGGGGCTCAGCAAGACCGACGGCTACACCAACACCCAGGTGCTGATTGGTAACGACGACGAGCGCAAGTATCCCGCCGCCGATGCGTGCGCCGAGTACCAGGCCGATGGTCACCACGACTTCTACCTGCCGGCCGCTGCCGAGCTGTACCAGGGCTGGCTGAACTGTCCGGAGATGTTTGCTCAGGACTGCTACTACTGGTCATCCTCGCAGCGCTCAGCCGACAACGCATTCTTCATGACCTTCGGTGATGGCCTTCAGGACTTCAGCGGCAAGGACAGCGAGCTCCGTGTCCGCCCCGTCCGCAGATTGTTTATTTAATCCTTCATTCATTCGTTCTTGATCCGGCACACCAGGGCGCACAGCGCCTTTTTTGTTGCCTTCGAAAAGAGGAAGCACCATGTCCGCAGTTGAGAAAGCAGCACCATCAGTAACCACCCCGGCAATCGGACAGGCCTACGGCGGCGGATTCGTCACCGGCATTACCCGCGACCCGGCAACCGGAAAGCGTTTCCTGAACATCACCGCAGGCGCCGAACATGAGCTGGTCGGCAAGTGGGGCGAGTACGGCGTCAAGATCGAAGGTGCCGACAGCTTCACCGACAGCCGGGCCAACACCCAGGCCATGGCGGCGGCGGGCAGCGAGCTTGCAGCGAAGGTGCTGGCCCTGAGCATTGGCGGTTACAACGACTGGGCGATCCCGGCGCGCGATGTGCAGGAGCTGCAGTACCGCCACTTCAAGCCGACCACCGAAGAGAACTGGGAGAGCTCACGCAACGGTGACAACCCGCACAGCGAGCCGGTAGGTCAGCTGTACAGCGCTGAAGACCCGCTGCAAACCGTTCATGTCGCATTCCAGGAGGGAGGCCCCGAAGCCTTCCGCGACACCTGGTACTGGTCAAGCTCGCAGCGCTCAGCCGACAACGCATTCACCGTGCTCTTCGATGTTGGCGGTCAGTACACCAACGTCAAGGGCGGCGAGCTCCGTGTCCGCCCCGTCCGCAGCGAGCTTATTGATTAATTCGCTTATTTAATCCGGCCGCTTGCGGCCGGTTGCTCTTGGAGAGCGAGCCACATGGCAATGCATACGGAACTTGCGATCTACAAGGCTTCGATGGGCCTGCTGCATATGGCCACAACGATGACCCGGAACATCCCCCGCGACCTGAAGCAGTCACTCGGCAAGCGAGTGATCGACGAATGCATCGAAGTGCTGATGCTGATTGCCCGTGCCAACGCAACTCAGGACAAGCGGCCACACCTCACCTTGCTGGTCGAGAAGGTGCAGGTGGTCGAGTTCCTGATGCGGCTCTTCAAAGACAACCGCTTCATCAGCATCCCGCAACACGCCCAAGCAATTGAGGTAACGGCCTCAATAGGCAAGCAAGCAAGCGCCTGGAAACGCTCTACCCCAACCGCGCCCGCTACCTGAAGGTTACGGCTTTCTGGTCTGTGCGAATTGAATCTGGTCGTGCCGCTGACCCCTGGGTCACCGCCATGCGCACAAGAGATACCGCCGGTCTAAAGCGTCCGGGCAGGTCTTGCGCAGTTTCCTTGCTGATCGGCTTTGCCTTCGGCTTGGTGACGTAGATAGCACGATAGGTCGCAGCGCTCAGCCAACAACGCATTCAACATGAACTTCGATGATGGCAATCAGAACAACAACGACAAGAACAACGAGCTCCGTGTCCGCCCCGTCCGCAGATTCGACTTTGGGCCCCTACCCGTTTCAGGATCTGGTCCAGGCCTATTACGACTGCCGGCGCACCAAGCGCAACAGCGACAGTGCACTGGCTTTCGAAATGAACCTAGAGCGGAACCTGATCCAGCTACACGACGACCTGATTGCCGGCACATACCGGCCAGGCCGATCTATCTGTTTCGTGGTCACCCGACCGAAAGCTCGGGAAGTCTGGGCGGCAGCCTTTCGGGACCGCGTCGTCCACCACCTGATGTACAACCATGTGGCCCCGCGCTTCTACGCCAGCTTCATAGCGGGCAGTTGCGCATGCATTCCAGGCCGCGGCACGCTTTACGCCGCCAAGCGCCTTGAATCGAAGATCCGGAGCGCCTCGCAGAACTGGTCGAAGCCCTGCTGGTATCTCAAGCTCGACTTGGCCAACTTCTTCGTCGCCATCGACAAGGCAGTTCTGCGCAAGCAACTGGAGGCCAGAATCACCGAACCCTGGTGGCTGGCCCTGGCCACGCAGATCCTCATGCACGACCCGCGCGAGGATTACGAGACCAGAAGCCCGGCGCACCTGTTCAACCTGGTACCGCAGCACAAGCGCCTGGTGGCGCAGCCCGCACGCCTCGGTCTGCCGATCGGCAACCTGTCATCGCAGTTCTTTGCCAACGTCTACCTGGACGCGCTCGACCAGTTCGCCAAGCACCAGCTGCGCGCCAAGCACTACATCCGGTACGTCGATGACTTCGTGTTCCTGCATGAGTCGCCGCAGCAGCTCAACCAGTGGCTGGCAGAGGTCGAAGCGTTCCTGCCCATGCTGGGCGCCAAGCTGAATCCCACGAAGACGATCCTGCAACCAGTGGATCGCGGCGTCGACTTCGTTGGCCACGTCATCAAACCCTGGCGGCGCACCACCCGCAAGCGATCACTTGCCCAGGCACTGAAGCGCACCGCCGCGGCGCCCGCCGAGGATCTGCGCGAGACCGCAAACAGCTACTTCGGCCTGCTCAGTCAGGCCAGCCACAGCGAGAAAGACAGGGCAGCACTGGCTCGCGTCGTGTTGAAGCGCGGCAATAGCGTCAATTCCGATTTCACCAAGACCTACCTCAAGAAATAACCAACTGTTCCGGAGGGATCACCATGTCTACCCCCCACCTCCGCATCAAGCGGATTGATCTGTCGCGCACGCGCATCCGTAAGCGCGTCCTGCGGGCTTTCAAGTCAAGCTTTCGACTGAAAGGCGGGCCAATTGAATCGGCATGGCTGACTACGCCGGGAACCCTGGTGTTCTCGCTCGGCGAATGGCGCGGCCACTACAACGCCAAGAACGAATGGGTGGCCCTATGACCCCTCATGAGTTCATCGAAAAGAACGTACACGACGAGCTACGCAAGCAAGGATTCAAGGCTGGCGTGTGCTTCTCGGTATCGCGCGATGCCGTGGACTACTACCGCCAGCGCAGCATGTTCAGCAAAAGCGTTGTGCTGGATGTACTGGCCTGGTCGAAGAAGCGCGCCAAAGAGCTTTCGCGATAACTCCCCCACTCCGCCGCCCGGGCATGGCCCGGCAAGGACTCCCCATGCCTACAGAAAACCAAATCACCGCGCCGCTGCAGGTTGAGCGCTCCACAGTCACGAAGCTGGTGATCACCGGAGCGCCGCGCCTCGATCCGATAACCGTGTTCCTTGAGGACTTCGGGCGGCGCGACTGCCCTACCGAATCCGATCCGAACTACCAGACAGCCCAGGGCAAGATCACCATCAACTGCTGGGACAACAGCTGGAATGCGTACTGGGGCGGCATGGGCCCACGTACCGTCGCCGAGTTCGTCACGAACTGCGGTTGGGACTATGTCATGAATTGCTTGGATCGCGGCATCAGCCCCACAGTATTCAGCGGAAACGCTCTGCATACCCTGGCCAAGAAGTGCATCGTCCAGCGCCGCCGGCAACAGACCGGGCGGCACGACTGGGAGCTGGGCGAGCTGAGCAAGGATGAGGCCCGCGAGCTTTGGCACGACATCGACTCATTGCGCGGTATCGAGAACTCGAATGAGTGCTGGCATCAGAGCGGGCTGCTGACCGAGTTGTTCGGTGATGAATGGCATTACCCCCTCGACGGCAAGGCTGTCGAAGAAAACCACAAGTTCACCTACCTGCGTCGGATTGTCGAAGCCGTGCAGCAGGCATTGCGCCAGGAGCAGCAGGCGGTGACGCCATGATCGCCACCCTCTGGTTCGCCTACCGGCCCACATTGAGGCTCAGGCGATCTTACTTATCTCACACTGAGCGTCACGCTTCGGATGCTTGGCTATGCAAAGAAGGTATGAGCGCCAAGCCTTGAATGCTAACTGCTGCCTATCAAAAGCTGCCTGCCATTGCTCACCGCCGACAAGCTCGATGGGAATGGACATCATTAGCTCAGTCGCAAGATCAAGCTCCTCGACGAGCGCGCGCCCATTAGGCATATCAAGAATTAGAGATCGCATAGCTGCCTATCTATTTTAGGTTATTGATCGACCTTCCAAAGCAGTAAAAGTTCTTGGAAGCCCAGCAAGGGGCGCGATCGAAATATGGTTTTGTGATCTAGAACCACTTTTCGCAGGCAAAACCCTACTCCCAATCCCCCTACATGCCTGCCGGTGATCGGCGGGCGAGGTATTCCCATGTCCGAAGAAACTGAAGTGCTGTATGTCGTCCACGCCCAGGGGCCAGACGATCTGTACGCGGCCGCCAGCAAAGAGGAAGCCGACACGCTGGCTGCCAAGCAGAACGAACTGGTACCGATGGCGAATTGCATTGTGATCGTCAGTCCGTGGGCCCCGGTCGAGCACTGGAAAACCCTCGCCGAGCAGAATGCGGAAGACGCAAAGTACCTGCGCAGCGGCTGGCAAGCCGACCTGAACCGGCTCAACGCTGCGAAAGCTGAAATCACCGCGCTGAGCAATAACGTGATTGACATGACCCGCGAGGACTTCGACGCAACGCTGAATAACCTCCGCCGGATGGGCGCCAGCATCGACGGCGACAACGCCTACAAGCGCGACCTGCTGGACTGCGTTGTCGGCGCCCTGGCCACGGGTGCGCAAAACTCCAACCCGCCACCGGCCGGCCACTGGGCCCAGCGCTTCTGGGATATCGGCCGGGAGGAGCGCGCCAGCAGCGAGCAACTGCTGAAAGCGCTGACGGAGTTCACCCAGATAGCTGGCGAGTGCGAGCAGATCGCCAGCAACTACAGCGGCACCATCGACGGAATCTTCGAACACGGCGGCGACGACCACGAAGACCCGAGCTGCGCGATCTTCCACCGCCTGTACTACGCCATGTTCGACGCCAGAGCCGCAATCAAGAAAGCCACCAGCTAACCCACCTTCTGCCGCCCAGCGCGGCAAGGACACCCCATGTACGCAACGAAACTCACCCTGCTCCTAACGGCCATCGTGTTGTACGTGGCGGGGTCAACCTTCTGGTTTTTCTGGCAGGTGCCGGAGCTGCTCTCCACCGGTACCGACCAACACCTGATCGCAGCATTCGCCGGCACCATCGCCTGGATGCTGCTCACCTTCGGTTTCATCATCCACATCATCAAGACAGCGCGGCCTACAGCGGGCGGCGGGAGGTAGGCATGGACGACATTCAGTTTCTATCGCATGAAGATGTCTGTGAGCTCACAGGCGCCAAGACAAAAGCCGGGCAGATACTTGTCCTGTCCCGAAATGGCATTCGCCACACCATCAAACGCAATGGCTGGCCATGCGTGCTCTCCGCATCACTACTAGTTGGAAAACACGACCGGCAGCCTGAGAAAGTCGAATGGCAGCCTCGGATGGGAATTCAATAAATGGCAAGACGACCCACTAACCCCGGCAGCATTCCCCGGTTGAGAAAGCGACTGCGCCCCGGGGGAAGGGTTTATTACTACTACGACGCAGGTGATAAGCCGCGCCGGGAGATCGCTCTAGGATCTGACTACGGTGCCGCAATTGTTGAGTATGCCCGGCTTGAAAAGAGCCGGGCCGCCAATGCAATCGTCGCCCAGGTGCTGACATTTGAGTACGTAGCGAACAAATATATGGATGAAGTGGTACCGACAAAGTCCATGGCCACCCAGAAAGACAACATTCGCGAGCTGAAGCAACTGCTGGTCTTCTTCAATGACCCACCCGGGCCGTTAGAGGCAATCGAGCCGAAGCATGTTGTTCAGTACCTCCGCTATCGGTCGAAAACGGCAAAGGTGCGAGCCAATCGGGAAAAGGCTCTACTCAGCGCAATATGGAACTTCGCGCGCCAGAGCGGCTATACGTCACTCGCAAACCCTTGTGCTGGCATCAAAGGGAACAAGGAGACCGGCCGGGACACCTACGTCGAAGACGAGATGCTCGCTGCGGTGTACCTGCATGCGGACCAGCCACTCAAGGATGCACTAGATCTGTTCTACCTCACCGCCCAGCGCATTGGTGACACACTGAAGATGGACGAGCGCGACTTACTCGATGGTCAGCTGCTCATCAAACAGGGAAAGACCAGTGCGAAGCGCAGGATAGAGGTTGTTGGTGAGCTGAAGGTGGTCATTGACCGTATTCTTGAAAGGAAAAAGGGGCACAAGATTCGATCAACCAAGCTAGTTGTAATGGACAACGGCCAGGCGATGACGGCGAGCATGCTCAGGGGAAGATTTGACGCGGCCAGGTTGAAGGCCGGGATTGAAAAGTCTGCGTTTCAGATGCGTGACCTGCGCGCAAAAGCTGCAACGGACAAGGAGGAATCGACAGGCAGCATCCGTGATGCGCGAGACCAACTGGGGCATACAACTGTCGGAATGACAGAGCAATATATTCGGCGCCGTAAGGGCCTGAAAGTGCTTCCAACCAAGTGAAAATCCGTTCCGCAATTAATTTGGCACCCTTGAAAACAAAGGCCTTCAAGGCCTCGTTTTCAAAACAATTGCGGGCCGGATACGACGATAACTTATTGATTTATATACCTTTGAATGCGGACTTAAAATCCCCCGCTCGTAAGGGCGTCCCGGTTCGATTCCGGGTTCGGGCACCATCTCTAGTTCCACTGACAGCCAGTAAAGTCCATGGAACCCTTTAAAACCCGCCACTTGGCGGGTTTTTTCGTTTATGGCGTTCCGTCGGTTTCCAAGTGATTCCGGCATTTTTAAGGGTAAGATTTGGGGTACAGGTCAGTTCGACAATAGGTAGTACCCTTATGTCGCGCACTACAACTCCTCTATCTGACGCAGCTTGTCGCACAGCCAAACCGCGAGACCGCGCCTATAAACTTTTCGATGGAGAAGGTCTCTTGTAGTGGTCTAATGAAACCGGACACCCATTTAGGCGAGAATGCTCGCCAGTTAGAGGTGTCTGATGACAAAACAACGTCGTTCCTTTTCCGCTGAATTCAAACGCGAGGCCGCAGGCCTCGTGCT